GTATTTGAGGTCCAGGACGAGCGCGATGTCGGCGGCTAGGTCCGCATCGTCCATCGAGATGATGCTGTTCGTCGGAGTGTGGTGAATGGTAGTGGTCATGGTGTTGTCAATCTCCTTCTATTCGTGGGGCCATGAGTGGCCCCGCTTTTTCCATCCTAATCCTACTACTGGCCGCGCAGGTCGCGGCGGGGGCCGGGCGCGGGGAGCGGGCGGGCCGCGAATCCAACCAAGGGGCAGGCTCATGCGGACCCCGTTCGCTGGCCGGTTAGCCGCGCCAGCATGCCCCGGATACGGGCCTCCTGACGTGGGGTGGCGACGCTAGCGGTGGCGATAAGCCGACCGTCAAAGGTAAGGTAGCCAATCGAGTTATATACGTAGAGTACCCACATGGACGCTGAGGGCGTGCGGCACGGCAGTGGGGCTATCTCTTGCATGATCATTGCACGGCGCTCCTCGCGGCGGCTGTCCGCGCGTTGATAGTGTCTGCCCAGCGGTTCCACGCCGCGCACTCATCGAGCGCCTCCTGGTTACTGGGGAACCAACGCCCGTCGCCGGCATAACGATAGGCGGGCCGGTCGGTGTCCGCTGACACGGCGAGCGGGGCGGCCGACATGGTGATGTCGGCCGCTGTGGTGGTGGTGGTGTCCATCTACGCCACACGCATGGCGCTAGCGTTGTCGGCCGCGACCTGGCGTTCCAGTTCGTCTACGCGTCGCAGCAGAGAAGCGCGCTCGTCGCTCATGACGTGCGTATCGCTCAGGGCGGACAGGGCGCGGTCAAGGCGGCGCTCGGCGTCCGTCCGGGTGTCCGCGGTGTCCCCGCGCGCCATCCGCTCTAAGGTCGCGCGATAGGCGGGCGCGAGCGGCATGGCCGTTTCGGCGCGGTCGGCGTCATGGAGCGCCTCGCTGGCGGCGTCCATGGCCGCGTCGGGGTTCTCGTCGCGCCGGACGTAGAACGCGATATTGAGGGAACGGATGAACTTCATGTGACGACAAGGTTTACGAGCCGGGCATGTGCAACTGTTCGCCGTCGTCTCGTAAAAGACGCTGGGATTCGTGCCCGACTGGACCTTGTACCAGCCGCGGTGAGCGGTGAGGCGGACGGTGGGCTTGTACGTTGCGGTAGAATGGCGTTGCATGGCGACTATACCTCGCTGTGTCGTGCCGAGGGCTGTTCATACCAGCGCCTCGGCTTTTTCTTTGTGGAAGCTATCTGCTCCTCACTCTTCTATTGTACCTTACTATAGACTCTATTGTCAATGTACATTGGTCTGTATAGAGTGTTAAATATGGTACAATGGAGAGGGAAAAGAATAGACTAGAATAAGGAGGTAATCGCAATGACAGCAACAGGAGTAGTCGAGATGCCGCGCGCGGAAGATCAATCATGGCAGTTGACGATTCGTTTACCCCGCGATCTGGAGCCGGTGATTAGGGAGATAGCGCGACAACGGGTCGTAGCGCCGGCCATTGCCGTCCGCCAGCTTGTAAAAGAGCGCGCCGACCAACTCACGGCGGAGGCGCGGCGACAGGAACGCGAGGAGGAACGATGACTACTGACGAGAAGTGGATAGCAAAAGCATCTTGGTGGGAGCTTGTCGAACATACAGACACCGGCGGTCTCTACGTTCTAGCGCGGACCGGAGGCAAGATCACCTCCGTGTGCGACCTTAATCTGCTCGCTGAAGGCGTCGTACGTAACGAGCAGGGCTCGATCCGTGAGGACTGGACGCAGTATGTCTATTATCTGAGCAAAACACAGGCGACATGGGCACGCGACCAACCATGGCGCACACTAGATCGCGCCCGGAGACCCGCACGCTTTACCCGGCTGCGGCTAGCCTTCCGGCCACCACGGAAGGGGATGGTTCCTCTCCCTCGCCTGTCGTGTCGCTACTGCGGTCAGAAGGCGCTACATGCCGCCAATGGCCCCGGTGGGTACGCCAACGCGCCCGTGACATGCCACCTGTGTGGTCATAGTTGGGCGAGTGGGTGTGTGAAAGAATACGACTGGGCGATAGAAACAATAAACAGAGAGGAACTAGTCTCGCGAGGACTGGGGCATCTCCTGGAACCAGGATGAACCGTATGAGGGGTAAGTGGGAGCGCAAGAGTCCGGCTCTGTGGACGTATCGCCTCGTGGGCGCCCCGCGACCCTATGGGTATGTCGGGCAGTACAAGGGGTCCGGGCGCTCCGGCGCCGACTGGGATGCGACGGTTACCGCACACCGCCTTGACGACGATGTGACCATCGCCGAGCGCGTGTCGTTCGATGAGGCCAGGACGGCGCTGGAGCAGCACGCCCAGCAGCATGCCGACCCGGTGGACGGAGCGGGAGATAGGGGCACAGGTTTGTGAGCGCATCGCCCGTGATCCGCTGGATGGTGCGGTCGCCCTACCTCCTCGAAGCGCGCGTGACCATCACCGACGGCGCGGACCTTTACGCCGGCTACGTCGCCGTCACGCCGGGGGCCGACGTGTGGCGCGGCTATGTGGGCCCTGCGTTCGTCCCGCTCGGCCTGGGGCCGCGCACGGTGATACAACGGGCCGTCGCGCAGCGTGTGCGTGACATCTTGAAGAACGACGGGACCGGCCAGCAGTTCGCCGCGGTCGTAGACGGCGATGACCAGGGCGACAGCGGTTAAGCTGACCCCTCACACCGTCGCGCCGTCGCCGCCCTGGCCTCCCGCAGACGCAACACGTCGCCCTTGACACAAAGTATCTTTTTGGATACTATTACAGAGTTAGTATTCTAGCGTATAAATAGGTATCAGGGAGGGGGTCGGACATGGCGTTAAAGATCCAGTTCAGCGCGGGCGACATAGAGGGCGAGATCGGGGCGCGGGCCACGCAGGGACGCGAATCGGTCGTGGCCAAGCGTGACCTCGGGCGCTACTACAGCGTGCTACGTCGTTCCTTGCCCACGTTCACGATTGGGCCGGCGCGCGTCATCGTGCGCGCGGTCACGGAGGCGGCGGCGCCTGGCCCAGGACGGCATGGCCGCGACGACGAGGGCGCATACCGTGTTGACCCGCTGATGTTGTGGGCGTACGTCGCGCGCATTAAGGACGCGATAGACGAGGACCGCACGAGGAAGGCGGACATCCTTTCGAGAATGGGGATGCGCTTAACGGCGGAAGCGCGCGCGCGCATGGAGCCATTCCCCTATGCGGAGGTCGATATTGACGTGCTTATCGCTCGCCTACGCCTGCTCACGTTCGCGGAGGCGTTCGCCGTGGTAGACGCCGTTGAGCGTGTGGCCTCGGAATACGCGGACGAGGACGGGGGTTTTGAGTTTGACCCGCCCTACATGGGTTTTAGTTTCACAGAGCTGACGAGTGTGGGTTTAGTCCCCGCTGGCGGGGACCAGACGTTCGACGTAATCGCCTATCGCTACGAGCCCGACGACGTGGGTATCGTGCCCGATGGGCTTGCCCTCGGGAGCGGCGACCATGCGGCGACGGCGCGTGGCGTGGAATGGATGGAGCGCATCGAGGAGATCGCCGCCGGCCCCTTCCGCACCGAGAAGGACGCCAAGGCGGCGGCCAAGAAACTGCGTGCGGACGAGGGGGCCGGGCCACGGCGGTTCGTGGTGCGCGACTCGCGAGATCGCGCGATGCTACGGACACCAGTGCGGGAAGAGGAAGCGGCGGTCGTCTAGGAGACTTTTAACCGAAGTAGTGTTCTGTCTAGTTCGTGTACGAGCCCTTGGCGCCAGACAATCGCCCATTGTCGCAGGTAGCGCCAGACAGGGCAGGACACGCGAACGCGGGAGACAGGGAAAGGAGGGACGATGGTCGAGCACACGCGGGCGCTGGTGCTCCACGACGGGCGCGGAGCTGCTCCCGCTGACCGCATGACGGGCTGGTCAGAGATGCTACCCGATGCGCGCCGGCGTCGCGCCATGGCCGCCGCGCTCGCGCACGACACGACCGCGTTGTGGAGCCTGGCCGACGCCTACCTATCGCTCAAGGGGCGCGCGGGTATTGGCACATCCGACCGGACGCGTTCGCGCTACCACGAGGCGGTCGCTCATCTCATCGCCGACTGGCCCACGGTCGACCTACTCCACCCCGCCGACAATGCCGGCGAGGCATGGGTCGCCACGCTGCAAGCAGGCACGAGCGGCCGGGGCGCGTATCAGCCGTCAACGGTGCAGGTCCATCTCGCCGCGGGGCGTCTGCTCTATCGCGCCCTCCGGTGGGCCAGGGCCACAACGGCCGATCCCTTCGGTGACGCACGCGCTCCGCGTGATAGTACGGCAAGCTGGGAGAAACGCGCCGCCTATAGTGAGGGCGAAGTGTCCGCGCTCCTGGCCGTCATCGCCCGCCACGAGGCCGAGGGCGGGCCGGCCGAGCGGACCATGGCGCGGCTCGATCGTGTGCTCGTGCCACTCGGGGCACATGGCGCCCTACGCGCTAGCGAGATGCTTGGACTACAGTGGAGCGACGTGAACATGACCACAAAAGAGCTTGTCGTCGCACACGGCAAAGGGGACAAGCGCCGGACGGTTGTGCTGTCGAAGGGACTACAACAGGCGCTGATGAGCGTTTCGCGTGACCAGTGGGGTGTGTATGTCTTGCCCTACCGCACGCGGCAGGCGGCCTGGTATCGCATCAAGAGGATAGCCGCGGAGGCTGGCGTCGCCGAGCGCGGGCTGCATAGCTTGCGGCACACGGCCGGGACGCGTTTGTATGGAGAGACGCACGACCTGCTCCAGGTCGCCGCGCAGTTAGGCCACGCCCACGTCGAGACGTCACGAACATATGCAAAGCGCGATCGGTCCGAGTTACATCAGTCAGTCGGCGAGTGGACATGAGCGCGGCCCCCACATACAGCGATGACGTCCTATGTGCGATGGGAGGTGCGGTCGTCGCTATGTGCATCGCGCGGGGTAACGGAGGGAACAAGACGTGATAGCCACTGGCAAAGATGGCATGGCGCTGTTTACCTTCACGCCCGAGGAGCGGCGCTATCAGGACGCGCGCCTCCAACCGGTGATCGCCGATGCGTGGGCCGCGGAGGGCGGCGTCGCGTGGTGGCGTGCCCAGCCCGAGATCGCGGATGCCCACCGACAATTAGCACCGCGCTACCGCGTCGAGGGCACGGACGCGTGGATCGCCTACTTAGGAACCGTCCTTGCCATGGCGTGGGAGGCGACCGGCTACTTCGTCCCCGTCGACTTCTGGCCGTTCATCCCGCCGCCGGCGGCGCTCGACGCCACGGGCCGCACGGGTTTCAAGGTTGTCCACGATACGCAGCGGGCACAGGCCAAGGTCTTCGACCCCGCCACAGTGCGCGCCAACAGACATTATGGCCTGCTGATCGGCCACTTAATCGTCTGCCCCGACCCCATCCACACGGCCGCCGAGATCCCCGAGCCCGCCTATCCATGGCCGTTCGTGATCGTGCTGTCCGCTGGGGCCACGCCGCGCGTCGAGCGTCAGGAGGACATTGGTCATGGGCAGTGGAAAATTGCGGAGCGCATTGAACGCAGGCTTTTCAAGAACGCGCAGCAAGCGCGTGTCTATGGCGCCAGTCCGGCGGCTGTCGAGCGCCAAGCCAAGGTGGCACGGGCGCGCCAGGACGCCGCGCGTGTCGTCTGTCGGCTCTACGACGAAGGTCGACAATCCGGCAAAGCCTCCGGCGCGATTATCGGGAACATCATACGCCATGACGACTTCATCGCGGCGTGCAGCGTACCCGGCGCGGAGGTGGGCGTCACCGAGCGCACCGTACGGGCGCTACACAAAGAGGGACGACTGGCCCGCGGTGAGCCCCTCCCGCGCTCAGGGAGGCCCACAAAACGCTAGGTGCGCCCAGGGTAAGTGATTAATGTTGCAGAACATTTAGCCGCTAAATGATTGGGCTAGTTAATTGGAAATGTTTGCGGTACAGTGCGGATAGGACCAATAAAACTAGCGATTTAGGCAAGGAAAGTGAGGCAGACAAAATGGTAACGTCACACGGACACGCGCCTATCGCGGTCCAGGTACAAGAGGCAGCCAAGCTTGTCGGCACGGCCCCGTCCACAATCAGGATGTGGTGCTCGGTCGGAGTGCTGCCCGCCGTCAAGGTGCGTAAGGCGTGGATAATTCGCCTCGACGAGCTGGACAAGCTGACACGAGCACAGGCCAAGCCGAAAAAGATGCCGGCGCAGGAGTTGTCGATGGCAGGCCAATGAAAAGCGCGTACCCCAGCAACAGTTTGGCGACTAACTGGGAATACGCGCTCCGAAGCACGACACAGGCTCGAAGTGAGCCGCCTCATTTGGCAAAGGTACGGGCTAGCGCTCGTTGTGTCGTTGCTTTCCATCATAGATGATAGACAACCACACGTACAAGGGGACAACTGATAATGCCACTGCGAGACTATCGCAGGACATAGAAAAGGCCGGTCACGATTCGCCCGCCAAGTTGATTCGTGAGCCGGCCCGCAGAGAAAACGGAGCTATGGACTATGTCCTTCTCTATCGTACCACGTCTTGGCACCCAGCCGCTAGTTAGTACCACAATCGGGGGTGTGCGATGAGCGCCTCCCCCCACGACAATCACACGGCCCCTCCCCCGCTTGACGCGCCCCTCGGCGATTGGGCGCTCTATTATGCCGTCGAGCTCGGCTGGCCCGTCTTCCCTGTTCAACCCGACGACAAGGTCCCCCACAAAAGCGAGGAGGTCATGCCCGGCGTGGCCGTTCCCGCAGGCGGAGGCGGCTTTCACCTCGCCTCGACGGACCCGGCCACCATCACGCGCTGGTGGACCCGCTGGCCCCACGACCTGATCGGCGTGGCTATCGCGGGCTGGTGCGTCGTGGACGCCGATCTACGCCACGGGGGGGCCGCCAACCTAGACCAGTTATGCGCGGCGCACAACATCGACCTGGCCAACACAGTGCGCGCCCACAGCGCCTCGGGCGGCCCGCACTACTTCTTCCGCGACGTGCCCGGCCTGCGGCGCGCGATGGGCTTCCTGGAGGGCGTGGACTTCCTCGCCAGCGACAAGGGCTTCGTCGTCGTCGCACCCAGCCGCCGCACGGGCGGGGCGTACACCTGGGTCGAGGGTCATGCGCCCTGGGAGTGCGCCATGGCAGAGATGCCCACGGCGTTGCGCGAGGCCATCGAGCAGAGTTCCCCCAAGGGAACAGCCTACGCCTACAAGAGCAGGCCGGCGGGCTACGCAGGCGCGCCACGATCACGGACCGTCACGGACCCCGAGGCCTACGTGTGGGCAGCACTTGATAACGCCTTGGATACCGTGAGCACTATCAAGGCCGGACAGCGCCGCGACGTCCTCAACAGCCAGAGCTTCGCGCTAGGGCGTTTCGTCGGCGGCGGGTACCTCTCACGTACCGAGGCCCGCGACGGCATCGCAAGGGCCTTCAAGCGTGCGGGGCATACCCTCGACGCCAAGGCCGAGGAGACCATCGACGTCGGCCTGGATGACGGCGCCGCGCAGCCGCTTCAGTTAGTCATCGGCCACAAGGAGACCGACGCCCAGGGCAATGACGGCGCTCAGCACACCACGACCGAAGACAACACCCCACACACTGATGAGGCATCGGGAGGAATCCTACAACGGCTAAGAGCAGAGATGGCCGCCCACCAAGAAACACGACGTCAACTTGAGGGCTACTTGCGGCTTATGCGTGATCCTCGCTTGAGGCCAGGGCAAAAGGTAACGACCATGCTCGCCTGGGCCGAAACCGATGGACCACCCAAGAACCTGCACGGAGTCATTGAAGACGATCCAACCGATGATACCGCGCCGCCTGACGAACTTGAGCAGCGCGGCTATAATCGTCTCTACATCACATCGACCGCCGAGAAGAAGGCCGGAATGAACGCCCGCGTCTTCGGCCGCACGATTGATGATGTAGCGTCGATCGGATTGCTGAAAACGCAGACACGGACCGAGGCCGTCCAGGTCCCGCTCGACCCCGATATTACACCCCCGCCCACACGCAACGGCTCCGTCCCTGCGACGGCGTACAAGTACATGACGGCCATCTACGTCAAGCCCGGCCCTCTCCCCGATCGTTCACTCGACAAGAAGGCCGTCCAGACCAAGGCGACCAGGCGCGCTGCTGATGCAGCGAGGAAAGAGCCGCGCTGCCCAGCGTGCGGCAGCAAGCGGCTCACCGCCGTTGCGTATCGCTGTGAGTCATGCCTCTGCACCTGCACACGCGATGAAGCGGAGCACGCGGGAGAGACCATCAAGCAAACGAACGGCGGCCAGTGGGTCAACGAGCACGGCGAGGTCCTGCACAACGGCAAACAGCACTGGGGCAGTGACGACCTCTGGCACGAGGATGAGTATGTCGTTACCACGGACGACGGCGCAGACCTCGGGAGGATTCCTACGGAGGACGATGACTCGGCTTGGGGGGGCGAGGGAGAGCCCGAATCACCGTTGTACTTTTCCTCCCCCCTGATTACCCAAGAAAGGGGGGAGGAAAAGTACAACGCCCCTCTCACCGACATCATCACGGGGGCAGGGAGGATTCCTACAACGGCCATGATGGAGTTCACCGAGGCCCCTAAACATGAAACGGTCGTTGAGCTACCCGTGCCGCCGGACACGTTCAAGAAGCCGTGCTACGGTGGCTGCGGGACACTGACCGATCATGGCTACACCTGCAAGGCGTGCCGCACGCGGCCACCAGGGCCGCCGCTTCACATAGCGACACGGCCCGCAGCCGCGCAGGGGGTGCGCTCATGAGCGTAACTCTCGCCCCCCAAACGGCCGCGCCTACGGCGTCGAGCATCACGCTCCACATCGGGCGTCAGATCATCGTCGAGCCGGGCTACCCGCCGGCGTTGCGCGAGGCTGTGCGTGACCGTTTTATGCTCGACAATCCGCTCTACGCTGACGCCGTGCGCTTTGACCGCGATACGCGTGAGTTGCCCGAACACTTGCTGTACTACGACGTGGCGCCCGGTGGCGGGCTCATCCTTCCACGCGGCGCGCTGGAGCTATTCTGCCAGGATTGTCAGGCGTTGGGTCTGACGGTGCGCTGGACGGACGACACGCACGTCGGGGCACCCGTGGCCTTCGAGGAGCGCGTCACGCTCTCAGCGGCGCAGGAGAGGGCCGTCGGCGCGGTCCTGGGGCGGCGCATGGGTGTCCTAGAAGCGCCGGCTGGCGCGGGCAAGACGATCATGGGCCTGGTCGCCGTGGCGCGGCGTGGTCAGCCGGCGCTTTGGGTCACGCACACCAAAGAACTCGCCCGCCAGGCGGTCGAGCGCGCCGGCCTGGTGCTGGGCTTGACCCCCGACGAGATTGGCTTTATCGGCGATGGCGAGTGTCGTGTCGGCGCGCGCCTCACGGTGGCGCTTGTACAAAGCCTAGCCCGTGCCCTGCCGGAGGCGCTGCTCGACGTCGGGCATCTAATCGTTGACGAGGCGCATCACACGCCAGCGGAGCAGTTAGCGGCCGTCGTGGCACAGATCCCCGCGCGCTACGTCCTGGGCTTGACCGCGACGCCGTACCGGCGCGACAAGCTGGACGCCGTGATTGGGTGGTACCTCGGGCCAACCGTCGCCAGGATCGACAAGGCCGACTTGCAGGATCGCCTCATTACGCCGCGTGTCGTCAAGCGTGATACGGGCCTACGGCTGTTCGGCGATACCTTTACAGGGCTCGTCAGCGACATCGTGGCCGACCCGGCGCGTAACCGCCTGATCGTGGCGGATGTCGCGCAGGCGGTGGCCACTGGCCGGCGGTGCCTGATCCTGAGCGATCGTGTGGGCCACGTCGAGCAGCTCGCGGAGATGCTCACGACCAGCGGCGTCACGGCCGCCGCGCTGCATGGGCAGATGGGCAAGAAGAAGCGGGGTGAGGTGGTGGCAGCCCTCGCCGCGGGGACGCTGCGGGCGGTCGTGGCCACGGGCTCTTTAGTTGGCGAAGGCTTCGACGCGCCGAGCCTGGACACGCTCTTTTTGACGACGCCGGTCTCGTACGGTGGCCGTGTGGTGCAGTATTTGGGCCGTGTGAGCCGCACGGCTCCGGGCAAGGTCGATGCAATCGTGATGGACTATTGCGACGATCACCCGATGTTGTGGAGCACGTTCCGCAACCGGTGCTGCGTGTACCGGACGCAGCAGCAAGCAGGGAGGGCAGCATGAGCCGGCGAAATCGGATGAACACGACACACTCGCTACGTCCCACCGAAGACATGACGCCCCGCGAGCGGTCGCGCATCGGGCCGCGCACCATCAAAGACCCGTCATCGGAGGAATACGCCTGGCAAACGACCGCGTATCTCAAGACACTGTATGGCCTCAAGGAAGCGTCGGTTGAGAGATGGGAGGCGGCGCTCGCTGAAGCTGAGGCGCATCGTATCTATGACCACACCCCCCCGGAGCGCCCCTACGGCTCCCTGGATGCCATGCTCAAAGCGGAGATCGGCAAGACGCTGGCCGAATCTACCGCAGATGTTGCTGCCCGCGCCCACGACGCCACACCCCAACGCACCCTCGAAGAGGCCATGAAGGGGAACAAGAACGCGATCAAGGACAAGGACGCGCCGGGCGTGACAGAGGCGTTCTTGATTGATGATTCTACAGGTAGAAACAGCCCTGATGATATAAGGACTGTTTCTGCATATGGCACCGATGCCGACTACTTAACAGGCCGCATCGCGCGCGACCGTCCCGACGTTTTGGACAGGATGAAAGCGGGCGAGTTTCCGAGCGTACGGGCGGCAGCGTTAGAGGCTGGTATCGCGAAAAAGCGCGTGAGCATCCCGCTCGATCCCGTCGCGGCGGCGCGCATTATACGGCGGCACTTTGATGAGGCGGGTGTTGCGGCGCTGAAGGAGGCATTATGAGCGACCTGCAACAGCTCGTCGAGGCCGTGCGCAAAGCCGACCTTAGCCACAATGGAGGACAGTCCCATGGCGAGAGATGATGACGACCATATCCCCGGCAACTTCACGACCCGCGACACAGGCAAGGCGTTCCGCGATGCGCAGGGGCGACTCGTCCCGCAGAGGCCGCACGCGCCCTTGCTCTATGGCCCTGACGGTGGCCCGCGCTGGAGTGAAGCGGCGGAGAACTACCTCGATCGGGTAAGGGTCCAGGCCAACAGCGCGGACGCCGAGAAGGTAGCGTGTGACGAGCTGGCCGACATCGACGAGGAGCGGCAGGCGGCGGCGCTGGCGCGGCTCCAGGTCGAGCACGCCCGACTCTTCGGTGTCTTGTTCCTGACCGACATGCGGGGCTTGTCTCTACGGGCGACCGGGCGGCACCTGGGGATGGACCACCACACCGTGACAAAACATCGCGGGCGGGCTATCGCCCTAATCCGCGCGTGGTGTCAGGACGAGCGGCAAGCGAGTTGACCCTCGCCGCCGCCCGCCTTCATGCGGTCGCCCGATGCGGGCTGTGAGGTAGTCGGCGCTCTCGCTTCCGCGCCTCGTAGAAACAGTGGTGTGGACCGCACCACTGTTTCTCTCGTCAATACCCCCGTCACTAATAGAGGTTATATCATCACCTCTATTAACCGGAGCGGCAGACGCGCCGTGCTCAAACAGCGTCGCCGGCCGTACACTCGGAAACTCCCCGTCCTTCATGCGGTCGAGGATGTCGGGGCGGTCGCGGGCGATGCGGGCGGTGAGGTAGTCGGCGTTATTCCCACCGCTCTTGGCGATCAAGTTTACATTGTCAACTTGATCGCCAATCGCTCTATGCTCGCCCAGAAGAACCGGTTGAAGGGCGCGGGCCTGGCTGACAACCTGCCGCGCACGACCCATGCCGTGTATTGTGCCAACTTGCGGGGGGTGTCCCCAATATGGTATCATGGGGTGTAGTAGTGCGCCTTCGGCGTTATTGACAGCAGCATCCACACGAGAAAGCCCGGTATACCAATGCGGTGTACCGGGCTTTCTCATGCCCACAAGCAAAGGAGGGCGAGATGGTCACAGCAATGCGGGAGGGGCGTGAACGGGCGCGGCTCACTCCACCACGGCCCGTGAAGTACAACCTCAGTTTGACGCCCCAGGAGCGTGACGAGTTGGACCGCCGCGCGCTCGATGGCGGTTACACTAGCGCCGCTGAGTTCATTCGCCGCCAGCTTCTCGGCGGTGAGCCGCGTTCGGCTGCGTGAGCGGGTGCGACAGAAAAAAGACGGGCGCTATTCGGTGTAAGGTCGGAAACACCGATTAGCGCCCTCTAACAGCCTGCCAGCACCGGCGCGTCCCTCTTGTCGCTGCTAGCACGCTCATCGTAGGTCATGTGGACGAGGATGCCAATAGCCCAAATGGGCTACCTGTGTGAGTAGGACCGGCATAAGGGATTGAATTAGGCCGGGATGATGAGGCCAGGATGAAAAGAGAGCCGCTGATGGGGGAGAGACCACCTGCCCTCAGCGGCTCTCTGATGGCTTTGTCAGCAGTGGGTAGCCCTAGCCACTGCTAACGTGCTTATGTTGTGTATCGGCATGCTGGGTGATTCCCTGTAGGCTCTCTTACCCGCTGCCAGCACCACGTAAAGCAGAACCCCCCGTTCTGGCCGTCGTGTGCGGCATAGGCAAGGAGTAGCGAAATGGCAGACAACGAAGCCGCCGCGCGGGTCGCGGCGATCAGTGCGCGCCGAAGCGAGATGGCGCGCGAGGCCCTGGCCCTCCAACAGCAGTTGGCTCGCCTGGCGGCCTGCGCCGATGCGGTGGTCGCCGAGGCGCTGGGCGACCTGGTCGTGACGGCCAATCTGGTACGCGTGCCCGACAATACCCAGGCGGCGGTGTCGTGGGCGGACATCGAGGCCACTATCGCGACGGCCCTTGACGCCATGGGTGAGTATCGACGGACGCTGGCGCCGGTGATGGACCTGGCCGGCCAGGTTATCGGCCAGATGGCGCCATTGCTCGCGGTGACTGAGAGTGAAATAGAGCAGCGCGCCGAACTCCTGGTCGACGCGCGGACCAACGCTCTCGCGGCGCAGGCGGCGCACTATCCCGCACAGTAGCTAGATCCCCTAGACATGCCGAGCGCACCCTACGCGCTCGCCGCATCCACGAAGAGTGACCGATGAGCGAAAACGAAAATGTGGGCATCGAGCTTGGCGTAGACGCCGACGCCGCGCTCAGTACGTTCCAGGAACTGACGGCGGCGGCGCTCTTGGCCGACGCCGCCAGTCAGCAGCTCAGGCAGCATCTCGTTGACCTGTCTAACGCCATCCCGGGCAATCCCCAGGTGTCGTCGTATAACGAGGCAGCGGACCGCTTCCAGTGGATGGACCCTGCCCTCATCCGCGACGCATCGCCCGAGATAGCGCAGACGCAGAATGAAATGATGGTACGGCGCACTGACATACGCGCCCAGGCCCTCGATTTCGTGGGAGGTAACCCCCAGGTCACCGCGCAACCGCTGCCCGACACGCTGGCCCAATTCCAAGACGCTATGGCCCAGCGGGAGCAGCAGCAGCAGGCCCAGCGGGAGCGGCAGGCGCAACAACAAGCGGCGGGTGTCATTCCCCCTGCGCGCTATGGGAGCGAGACGGCCCCCGTTCTCGCGCCACCAGCCGCGACCGTGGGACCAGCGCCGCAGACACCGCCCACGGGTGGCCCCCCCGTCTCACCGACGAATGCGCCACCATCCCTGCCGTCGCCCGTGAACGCCCCCCCGTCACGCCTCTTGCCACGACGGGCGATGAGCGCCTGGCACAGGCGCTAACAACCCAAAACCCGCCCGCCACGACGACGACGCCTGATGCGGCCACAGGAGCCACGGCTGACGCCACGGGGCCATTGCCGCAGACCTTCGAGGAATTGGCGGCAGCGGCGCGCACCGCCGACACCCAACTCCAGTCCCTCAAGCAGCAGCTACTTGATGCCTTCAACGCGATTCCGCGTGGGTCGCAACCGGCGGCGGCGTCCTATAACGAGGCGGCGACGCGCCTGGGCGCGCTGGACCCGTCCATCGTGCAGGAGTTGCACCCCGACATCGCGCAGACGTAGGGCGCGATTAACGCCCGACGGGGCGAACTCACCGCGCAGGTCAGCCACTTCGCCGCCGATAACCCCGAGGCCGCTGCTGAACCCCTGCCCGCGCAACAGGACATGCTCACGCGCTGGCAAGAGTTGCTGCGCCAGCACAACGCGCAACAGCAGGCCGCGACGGGGCAGGGACAGGGCGGCGGCGATGACGAGGCATTGCCCAACCCAGGCGGCGCGACATACTACCGGCAGAGCGCGCGTTCCGGCCCGTTCGTGCCTCCCGGCATGGAGCGTCTGGCCCGCTTCGGCTACGACGCGGCTCAGGAGACGGACACCCATGATGCACGCCAACGCTCGGGCCTGCCCGGACTGAACAACGGCAGCGGTAACGGCGGGAGCGGCGGTAATGGCGGCAACGGCGGGACCGGCGGCAACGACACCACGCAGCAGGATAGGTGGGGGACGGTCCTGGGCAACCATATCGCCCAGGCGTTCACCCGGAGTGCAGGCGGGATGCTCGCGGGCGGCATCCGTGGCGCGGCCAATGCCGCGGGCATGGGCGCCACGGGGGACGTGCTGGCCGGGTTAGCGCGCCCCTTAATGACGATGGCCGTTGAGGCGGCCCCGCTCGCCCTTGGCGCTATTGGCGCTGTTGCTGGCGTGGCGGGCATCGGCCTGGGCGTCAACGCGTTGCAATCGAAATATGCGGGCGAAGAGCGCACGCTGGCCGGCAGCGTGGGGACGAGCACGGGGGCCACACCCGAAGGCGAACTGACGACCGCGCAGAATGCTGGGTGGCGGTACTGGTACCACGAAGCGGATTCTGTGAAAGCAGCGCAGCAGTTAGGCGATGTGGGCGTCACGTCTGACCAGATGGGCGGCGCCCTCACGCAAAGCATGGCCCTGGCGCGTCTGAGCGGCGTGGGCCTCGACCAGACGACCGCGCTGACCGGCCAGATGATGCAGGGCGGCATGTCGAGCAATCAGGTTGGTCAAGCATATGCCGAGATGGATCAGGTCTCACGACTTATTCCCGTCAGCTTGGGTCGCATCACAGAGTCGATTAAGGCGGTCAACGCGGCGGCCGGTGTGGGGCAGATCAGCCTCAATGGCCTGGCAGCGACGCAGGCGCTCTCCGACCAAACCGGCATGAAGATCAACATTGGGCAGGCAATGGCCGGCACTATCGGCTCGACAGGCACAAGCGCTCTTGCGCAAGGGGCGATCCTTGGGCTCGATCCCACGGCCTTCTCCAACGCGCAGCGTGACCCGGCCCGGCTGTGGGACGCATATGCCGCCACGGCGCGGCGCTACGACGTCGGCGCGGGCGGGTCGCGTATCGCCCAGCAGGCGCTCTCTGAGGCGGGCTTCGATTTCTCGGGGATGAAAGGTAATCAGGCCGAGACCTTCATCAAGAAGCTCGTGGCCGAAGGCCCGAACGCCGCGCAGACATACGAGGCCAGCCTTCAGAAGAAGGAGGCCGCGCCCGGAGCGGCAGGCCCGCATACAGCCGACCAGTTCGCGGCGGCTGGTAAAGCGTTCGCCGACCAGGTGACACCCGTCGGCGAGCAACTGAAGATTAACCTTGAGGCGGGGGCCGCAGCCATTGTCCGGGCGACGGGCCAGATCGCTCCTGCTCCGAGCGGCCACGACAACGTCGTCAATGCGCAGGCGACCTACCAGGCCGCCCAACAACTCGCTAATGCCCAGCGCCTGCACCAAAGCCCCGCGGTTATCGCGGCGCGTGAGCGGGCGCTGCTCCAGGCCGACCCGAACGCCACGGGCACCAGCCTGTCGGGCGCACCGGCTATTCTCAATGCGGGCGCGGAGAATCCCGCGCTCCGTCAGCCGTTCCCCCCTGGTGTCGGCGACCCGTTCGCCGGCGATCTCGGCGCGCAAAGTATCCGCGTGCAGACGACGCACGGCCCGGCTTACCTAAAGCCCAACATCGTGCATGGGGCCGAGGCGGCGTCGCGCAAGACAGGAGTCCCGCTCGCCATCCTGCTGGCGCAAGCGGCCCAGGAATCAGGCGGCGATCCGCACGCGGTCAGCCCCGATGGGGGCTACGGCGCGTATCAGTTCACGGATGACGCCAGCGCCCGCAAGTACCTGCATGTTGCCCCAGGACAGGATTGGCACGGCGCGGCGTATGATCCAAAGCGGTCAGCCGAAGGCGCGGCTGAGATGGACGCCGACCTCTATAAGCGGGCGGGTGGCAATTGGCAGAAGGCATTGGCGATGAACAACGCGGGAACCAACGGGTGGAACTATACGGGGCATCCGGGGCAGGGCCGTGATTACGGTACGGCGGTCTATGGGAGCGCGCAGGACGTGGAACACCGCCTGGAGGTGGTCGTCCATGTGAAGGATCAGACCAGCGGCAAGACGGTGGGGCAGACGCACACGACCCACAGTGTCAGGACGTCAGCAGCCCATAGTGTTGACCCATCCAGGAAGCACGTTGCCGCCACGAGTTATGGTCCCGACCAGCGACCCCCATCGCCGGGATTGCCGAATCTGACGGGGCACATCGGTGGCCCGCTACAGCGCTAGGTGGCGCGCTCTTTTTTGAGGGCAGTAAACAGGACGATTGCCAATGTCAGACCTAAAGCGCCTCATCCGCGCTGCACGAAACCAGGGCTGGCAAGTCGAGCGCACGGATGGTGGCCACTTGCGTTTTCGCCCACCGGACGCGACTGGACCCCCAATAATCACGCCGTCCACCCCCTCGGATTGGCGTGGTCTGTTGAACCTACGCGCCCGTCTCAGGCGCTCTGGGCTTCATCAGTGATCGCAGAAGACGATAAACCCGACCGATGCCGCGCAGGGCCGTACAGGGCCGCAGGACGCGCGACAGATACGTATAGACATAGCAAAGGAATAGAACGACAATGACGAAACGAACCGCCAGCACAGCGCCCCGACCGGCAACTACCACCATCACGCCAGCCAAGCCTAGCCGCAGCGCACGCGCAAACGCCGCGAGCAGCAAGGCAGCGATCACGCGTGTTCCACGAAGCAGCGCGACCGCCGATGTCGATAGCGGCGACATGCCCTTGACACCCGCGCAAGCGGCTCAGGTCGCCCGTGAGACGCGTGCAGTGGCGGACGGGCCGACCCTGGCCCCCGACACGAAACTGGATCGGGACCTAGCCCACCTCGCCGATCATCAAGCCGGGAGGCGCGTGGCTCCCTCACGCCGCCGTGACCCGGACGAGGAGCCCCTGGTGTACCGCGGCAAGCGGCAGGGCATGTTCCACGACCAGCACATCGACATTCTGGTGCCAGATGAGGACAATGATGAGCGCATTTTTCTCCTTCAGGAGACGATCAGCGGACTCGACGAGGATAGCCAGCGTGAGGCGTGGGCCAGGGCCGCCGCGCTGCGCAATCGCGCGCCGGAGCCGTATGTGCCCCTCACGGATCGCCTCACGGTGTCGGGCATCCATTACCACTTCGAGCTGGGTAAGGCCACCCTCGTCCACTCCGACGACGTGGACTACGTCCTCGCGTACCCCGCCTACGTCATCGAGCGCGTCGGCGATGACCCCGACGAGAGCGGCTTGCCGGCGGCGATACGGCGCAGGAACGCCGCGGCGCTCACAAACCAGGCGCGGAGGGCGTAACGATGACTGATACGTTACAGGCCGCCCGTGAGGTGCTGACGCGGGCCAAGCAGGTCGATGCGGCCTTGCAGAGCAAGGGGCTGGCCTGTCAAAACATTGGGCGCAGCCTCGCCGAGATGGCACTCGACGATGATATGCCGCAGCCCAATTTGGCGGACGTATCGGGGGTCATGATTAGACTCCTGACGCTGGTCCGTGACATGATGGTCTTAACCACGGAGGTCGTGACGGGTTGTGACGCCGCGCTAGCCGCCGTCGAGCAAGACCGTGGCGACGCGCCAGCGGCATAGGGTGAAGCTAGTGGATGGTAGCACATGGTAGAGGCAGATGCAGGACCAGGAGGGGTGAGTGATGGCCGACGAGTTGTGTCAAGCGACGCGGGCTGATGGGTCGGCGTGTCGCGCTCGCGCCTTGCCTGATAGTACCTGGTGTTTCGCGCATGAACCTTCGTTGCAGGGCACGCGCACGACAGGACGGCGTGCGGGGGGCATCAACAAGGCCAACTCCGTACGGGCGGAGAAGGTCTTGCCGCGCGATCTACGCCCGCTGCTCGGCCTGCTCGTCACGGGCATGACCGAGTGCCGCAACGGCACGTTAGAGCCTGCCCGGCTCTCAGCCCTCGCGGCCGCCGCGGGTGCGTGTGTCCGGCTGTATTCCGTGGTGGACGCGGACGAGATCGCGGCGCGTGTCGCCGCCTTAGAGCACCGCCCGGAGGGAGGGAACCATGCCGACGGACCGGATACTGCTTAGCCGTTTGCGTGCGCTGGAGCAGGACGCCACGCAGGAGGACCGGGCGGGCCTGGTCAACCCTGACGCCGACCTGGGCGGCCTTGATCCCGCGTGGGTCGCCGAGGAGGTCGCGCGCTGTCGGCGTGACCCTGAGTCCTTCATCGACTCGTACTGTCGCGTTGAAGCCGATACCGGCGCCGGCGTCGTGCCGTTTCACCTCTACGCCTATCAGCGCGACGTCTTACGGCAGTGGATGGAGCACCCTGAATCCATTACCTTGAAGGCGCGGCAATTAGGCGTGACTGAGCTTGCGGCAGCGCTCGCGTTGTGGCAGGTGTCGTTCCACCCGCATAACCGCGTTATTGTCTTTAGCCAGGACGAGCCGAAGGCGAAGGAGTTTGCCCGCAAGTGTCGCGTCGCCTGGGATAACCTCCCGGTGTGGCTGCAAGTCCCGTTGTCTAACCCGCAACTGACCACGACATTGGAACTCGGCAACGGGTCGCGCATCCTGCCGCAGGCGGCGACCGAGAAGGCGGCGCGCTCGCTCAATTGCCAACTCCTGGTGTTAGATGAGTTCGCGCATCAGGAATACGGCGCCGCGATCTTCGACGCGGCGGCCGCCACGGCCCGCAGTGCCGGCCAGCGTATCCTCGTCATCTCGACCGCCAACGGGGCGGGTAATGCCTTTCATTCGCACTGGCGGCAAGCGGTCGAGGGGGGCGGCCTCTGGCCCATCTTCCTGCCGTGGAGTATCCGGCCGGGGCGGGATGAGGCATGGTACGCCAATGCCACGAAGGGCTACAGCGCTCACAAGGCAGCCCAGGAATATCCCGCAAACGCCGAAACAGCCTTTATCCTCTCGGGCAGGGGGCGGTTCGATACAGCGGCCCTGGAAACGATCCTGGCGGGGTGTACGGAGCCGATAGCGACCGAGCTAAGTGGAAACCTCAAACTCTGGGAACTGCCGATACCGGGCCGCTCCTATGTCGTGGGAGCCGACCCCGCCGAAGGGTTAGCGCGGGGCGACTTCTCGGCAGCTATCGTCATTGACAGTGAGACGGGGCTGGACGTGGCCGAGTTGCATGGACACTTCCCGCCGGCTGAGTTCGCGGCGTGTCTGAACGATCTCGGCTATTGGTACAATACGGCCCTGCTCGCCGTCGAGCGTAATAACCACGGCGGGACCGTCCTCTCCGAATTGGGGCCACGCTATGGCTATCCCTATCTCTACGCGCACCAGGAGTTCGACGCGGTGGGCAACCCGACGCCGCGCCTGGGCTTTCCCACCACGACCCGGACCAAGCCTATCGCGATTGACGGCCTGGGGCAGGCCATCGCCGAGCGGTGGCCTTTTCGTAACGCCGCCCTTATCTCTGAGTGTCGAACCTACGTGGTGCGGGACAACGGCGAAACGGCGGCCAGTGGCAACCTGTTCGATGATCGCGTGATGGCGGCGGCAGTCGCGCTTCAGGTCAGGACGTACCAACCGCCGCGGCAAGAGATCGTCTACCTAGACGACGTATGGACACCGGACATCGAAGCAGAGTACCGTCGCGCGTCGCGCCTGGGTGGCGTCGTCGCCACCCAGGACCCCCATCAGCAGATTCTCAACCAGTGGCGCCGCCAGTGGGGCGCCTAATACCGTCACAGGAGACCGATTCAATGACGACCCCTAACACCACCCGCACCGCACTTTACGGCCAGCTCGACGCCCTCTTGTCCCCCACGCCCACTGTCGCACCGGAGCCGCCGGCGGCGGGACAAGCTGACACCGGATCTGTAGTAGACGCCTTGCAGGGCGTGCTCGACGCGAGCGCCACCGCGCGGCGTGCCCTAGCCGCACGGTCCGACCAGGCGCGCGCTTCGTTGCGCGAAGCAGAGTCGTTCGACGCGGACCTCTCTGAGGGCTTAAACGAGTCGCTGGAGGCCTTCTATGACCCCATGCCGATGGAGAGCGACCCCCTCGGCTTGCGCGAACGGATGGACGAGTTGCGCGAGGCAATCGACGCGCGCATGGCTCCTCGCCAGGTCGCGCCGGTCGACCCGCAGGCTGAAGGCCGCGCCGTGCGCTTGACCGAGGCCCACCGCCGCATTGACGAGATTCTTGGGTAGCAAGGGATACGCACATGAATAGCATTGATTCACCGCAAGGCATGGAAGCGGCCGCCTACCAACAGATCCAAAACACGCTCATCTCGCAGGCGCGCGATTCCCAGTTATCGCTCCAGCACAAGGCGAACTGGGAGCGCGAGCATCGCATGGTGTGGACGGAAGCGCCTCTTGCCGTTAGGACGGCCGTACAAGCCCGTCAGGCGGCGATACAGCATCAGCAGCAGCGTCTTGAAGAGTTGGCTAAGGCGCTCTACACGGCCAGTCTGGAAGCGCTCAAGCGCCGCTACCGCGAGCGCCGGGACCTCACGGGTATTGAGTACGACCAGCGCCAGCGCGACCTGCACAACGAGTGGCAAACGCGCCGGGTAGACCTGAGCCGCCGTTATGTCTACGTGTTTGCGGATCAGCGGCTGAAAGCGATTCAAGAAGAAGCGTATGCGGCCGCGCGTGCGGCGGCTGACGAGGTATGGGAACGCGAGGGCGCCGCGCTGGTGGAGTCGTACACGCTGCCAGAGCCGCCTGCGTGGACATCTGAGCCCGCGCACGGTGCAGAGGCCGACGATAGCCCGTCGAGCGTGCGGCGACAGAGCCGGACCGCACGCTAAATCAGGGGGCGTAGGACGCGCCTCCGTGACAGACGATCCATGACCGAAAGGTAAAGAACCATGCCAGAAGGCCGCATTATTGCAGTCGATAGTGACACGGGGGATGGGTTGATACGTCCCTTGCGCCGGCAGCCCGATACGCGCTACACGGCGGGCGCGGTGGCCCAGGACGACGCGCGCCCGCCGCGCCCGGGCGACTGGGTAACGTATGTCTTGACGAACAGCGCGCCGGGCCAGCCGCGCCAGGCCATTGAGGTGCGGCACACGTCCCAGCCCGCGCCCGAGGTGGCCATGCAGGACCCGGCCTGGAGCGAGACCTGGGCCAACATTGAGCGCGACCACGAGGAGTACCGGCAGGCCGTCGAACGCCGCTACAAGCGCGGCGAGGTGACGATTTACCAACGAGCGGGCCTGCTCGCCGACGCGGAGTACGCGCGGGCTACTCATCTCATACGCATCGTGCGGATGCACGGTGACGGCCACAATGCCGCGCCGGAGCGGGGCACAATTTGCAGCATCAACCCGCGCGGCTTCGCGTTTGTCCGCACAACGACAGGCGAACATCTTTTCCTGCATGCCTCTCATTTGGTGGGCGTCTCCTTTGACGCGTTGCGTCCCGGCGACATCATGACGTATCGGCGCACCCGTGACCCGCGCGGTAAAGGCTACATCGCCATGAACGTCGAACCCATCAAGCGGGTGCCTGCCACGGCCACGACGGCACACGTCCCAGAGCCCGAGGAGCCCACGCCGGGACGGTGGCGAGTACCCGCAGGGTATAGAGTCGATGATTGGGCCGGCGACGATACAGCGGTTGACTGGGGAGCCGCCTCCTAACGAGGCCGCTCAGACCGTGCCTAACCGCGCCACACACACCTAGGGAAACAACAATGCAGCAGGATCACGACCTACAACACATAGAAACAGAGCCCGTGCGGCGCGATGCGACACTCACGCGGCTTGTCATGGAGCGAGGCTTTGGCTACCTCGCCGAGGTAGACGCGAGGAGTGACCGATGAGCGAACGCGCGGACATCATCAGCGGCAACCAGGTGCGCGTCGAGACGACGGCGCTGGGTGACGTGCCGGAAACGGGGATGACCTACTCAAACGGCATCGGGACCGACCTGGCGCTGAATAATATCGAGGCGGTCCTCGTGCCCGCCGGGGCGCGCACGGCCGCGCCGACCATCGCGACCCAGGCCAACCTCAACCATCGGGGCGTCTTGCTGTTCCTTAACATCACCGCCTCCCCCGCCGTCGCGGCGGCCTCCCTGACCCTGCGCCTCCAGGCCATCGAGCCGGTGAGCGGGACGGCGATGGTCGCCCTGCTGACGGGCGCGGCGCTCACGGCCACGACGACCGCCAACAGCGCGGCCGGCCTCTACACCAACGCCTACTACCCTGGATTGCCCAACACGGCGGCGGCGCTCGGTGGCCTGACGCTGGCGCAGAACGGCATCTTGCCGCGCGTGTGGACCGCGTCCGTGACGCCAGCTACGGCCGACTCATGGGGCTATAGCCTAGCCTACGCGCTCATGTTGTAGCCACTGACGCGCGACGGGACCAGGCCAGGAGGGGCCGGGCGGGAGGTAGGGCCATACTTCCCGCCCGGCCCGTCGAGGCGACCGCCGGTGTATAAGCCCTATACGCCAAAGGTCGCCCCACTCTCGGTATCGGCGGCGGGTAGCGCGCCCTTTAGCCGCCCGCGGCGCGGTCTATCGCCAACAGACGTACGATAGTGCGTCTATACTATCTACATCACCCGGAGCTGCGCGGACAGAGCTGGCTGTGTGGCCGAGCGACGGGGGTGCGGCGGTCGGTGGCCTGCTGCCATTGCGCGGCTGCTGACAGCCTCCCTCATACGGGCTACCATATGTTCCATAGAGTGGGTTAGTATCTATAGGGGACATGTGGGCAACGCGTATAGCCCGAATGGGTTGTTGCGCAACCCCCTAAAAGGCTACTACGATGCCAGGAGAGACGAACAATGGAAAAAACGCCGCGCACGCCGCCTGTGGCGCCGGACGATAATACCAGCACCTATGAAAAGGGCGACAATATCCAGCCGTTCGTCAAGGGATCGGTGGAGGAAAGCCTAAAAACCATGGATAAGAAAAGCGCTACGGCGTACGACAAGGGTTCCCTAACAAACGCGGCCGACACCCCTTTTGAGGGCAACGGCTATAGCGTGCGTCGTCTGCCGGATGATGAAGCACGCGCCGTGCTTGAGGGCCGCGAGGGTGTCGCCGCGCGGCAGGACAGTACCGACGAGTTCCTGACCTTCCTCATGAATAGGCCGGCCTCGGAAGATGCCGACCCACAATGAGGATGCGCGCTTCTTGCGCGAATGGGATCGGTTGACGCGCGAACAGAAGGAGCGTTTCAGCCAGGCCCTCCAACAATTCATTGGGGGGCTGCGTTCTGGGCACATGCCACCTGGCCTACGTGTCAAACTCTATCACGGGAGCGACGGTGTGTTTGAGATGACGTGGGCGCCCGATGGCCGCGCCTTGTTCTGCTATGGCGATGAGGTTCACCCCGGCGAAACACACGTCGAGTGGTTACGTATAGGGACGCACGATATCTTCTAACGACCGCTTCGCCCCCCCCCTTAAATGGGACCGAAGAAGCAGCGTCACCCACACCAACCGCCCTATCCCCTGCTGGGCGTGTCTCACGCCCGCCCACGAAGCCATCGAAAGGCACCCCTACTGCGCCGCCTGCATCGCGGCGGGTGCCCCCTCACAGACGCGCTACCTACCAGGCCAGGAGGACAAGCGCGCCGTTGGTGGCGGGGGCACGGACTGGGGCGGCGCTCCCAGCCGCTGACCCGCATGCGGCGCCGAGAAGCCCCCTACGCCCCCGTTGTGGCCCCTAGCCAGCGGTGCCCGTCGAGTGGGTAAAACGCCACACGGGGCATGTGGTGGCGTGTAGCGCCTTTATACAGACAAAAAAAGACCCCCGCCGTCTAGCGCCCCCTTTCGGGATTTGCTAGACGGCGGGGGTCTTTTTTTGTGTCAAGAGCGCTGCACGAGGTTGCTATACGGGCCACTGGTGTAGGCGTCGTCGTCGTAGCTTTTCTGATTCAAAGGGGTGTATGCGCTCTTATTCTTAAAATGCGTCTTAGTACCCTGCGTCTTAGTAGTCGGTAACTGCTCCCCTTTAGGAACGGTAGAATTGCCCGCCCGCAACCGTACTTCTTTCTTTTCTGGAACGGTAAAGTTTACCGTTCTCAGGTCGGCGATGATGTAGATGTTCGTCATGCCCAGCCCGCGCCGCTTCTGGCGCACCAAACCAACCGCTTCAAGTTCGCCCATATATTTGCGCGTGCTCTTCTCAGTGATGTCCATATCGGCCGCCAGCGTGTCGTACCCCGGAAAGCACTCGTGATCCTGGCGCGCGTACAGCAGCAGGAAGCCGTAAAGCATCTTGGCGCTATGCGTGATGTTGCGCGCCTTCATGATGCGCGTTGGGCATCATGGTAAAGCCTGCCCTGGCGATGCCATCCTCGAAAACGAGGGTGGGCGTCGGCGGAGGCGTCGGCTGTGTCGTCTTGCTGGTAGAATTATCTTGCGCCACGAATCACCTCCAATGCTTCTTGTGGCGTCACGGCCGGGATCGTTTCGCGCGATCGCCGGCCACATCTCATTTATGGCGCGCGACGGTCGCTTGACACATCGGCGCTCATTGGCGGCGCTCGCCGTCGCGCTCTGTACGGCGGCGCTCGTCTTGCAGGCGCTCCATGACCCATAGGCGTACCAACACAGCCGGGTCGAGGCCTTTCTCCCCTGCTACGCGCTGTAACTCTTCCCCCGCCTGATCCGGCAGACGAACCATTGTTTTATAGTTCATAATTTCCCCTTCCCGCTTCCTTGGCATTTATGCCCTCCCTGTATTATGCTTTATAGAGTAACTCCAAAGCAAGCTAGAAGCAGCTATTTATGCGTCATTGAACAGCAAGGAGTTATCCACAGCATAAGGGACATAGAGAAAGGTAAGCATCAGAGGGGAAAGGACACGACAAAGGCCGGCGCTGTGTCATCAGCCCGGCCCGGTGGAAGCGGTACGTTCGACCCAACAGGCTAGCGAGTCCTCGCACATGCTTCACCCAACTTTACCATAACGGGTGCGGTGTGGCGACGACAGCGACAACTACCTAATGACTGGCGCTCAGTGGCCGTCCCTGTGTTACCGATGGGACGATACACCCAGCGAGTCAACCATACACAGAGAAAAGAGAACAGATCATCATGTTGCACCTCATTCCGCACATCACGACCCTGGCCACCCTGATCTTCGCCGACGCGTGGACCGATGGCATGGGCAAGGTCAAGACGATCTACACCGAAGTCGCCCCTTATCTTATTGGCGCGGTGTGGTTCGGCACCGGCGTTCACATGTGGTTAAGCCAGCACCAGGCGAAGCAACACCTCGCCGGCGCGGGCCTGGCCTCGATCATCCTGGGCGCGGCCGACGCTATCGCCAACACGATCAAGTAGTGTGTGACGATGGCGCAGAAGCACCGTACTCCGACGACGCTGGACCTCGCCACGCGCATCGGGCGCCTGACGCTGGGCCACGTCGCCGCGATCCTCGTGGGTGGCCTGACCCTGCTCGGGTTGGGCCAACTCACGGCGGGCGTGCATGACCTGGGGCATCACTTCGCGCTCGTGGTGTTCCCGACGATCCTGGTCTGCGCGCCCATCCTGGCCCTGACGCGCGGCGGCATAGAAAGATATCCCCAACAATCGACGCGCTACGCTGGCCGCCTACTTGCCCGCACGTCGAGCCAGGCGGCCAGCATCAGCCTCCGCTACACCACGCAGCTCGTGCGGTTCCTCACGCGCAAAGGAAGGGAGGGCTATCATGCATGTCTTGCACGGGCGCGCAGCCGCGCGCGTTGACGCCGCCGGCCTGCTGTGGGGGAGTGACGGCGTGCCGCGCCGCTACGTGCATGTCGGCGGCCTCTTACTCGACGGGATGGGCCTCGGTGAGCAGGACGACCGCGCGGCGCTGTGGTCGCTGATCGGGGCCAGCGTGCCGCACAAGGGCGCGCTCGGCGTGCTGGTCGAGAACCTTCCGGCCGACGCCCGGAGCATCGTCGCGGAGTTGCGCGCCCAGCTCGCCCCGGTCCCGCACACGCCGGAGCTAGGCGCGCTCGGCGAGCGGTTGCTGATCTGGTGGGAGGCGCGCCTGACCGCACAGAGCGCGGAAGCACAGGAGGCAGGAGCGGAGCTGCGGGGAGAGCCGCCGCGCCACGTCGCCAACCTCGTCTATCACGTCGTCGTGTCGCCGCCGCCGGCGCAGCAGGGCTTCCCCGACGCGGGGCCGCTCGGACGACTGGAGGCGGCGACCGTGGCGCTGGAGCAACGGCTGATCGCGCTCGGCGCCACGCCCCAGCGCCTCGACGGCGGCGGCGTGCGTGCGGTCCTGGCGCGGCAGCACATCACCGTCGGTGCCGGCGGTGGCCTGGTCGAACCTGCGTCGGAGGAGCATGTCACGGCGCTACGCCTACGGACGCCGGAGGGCCGTGAGGTATGGGCGCGTTCGATCTTCCTCGTCACACCACCACCGGAGACAAGCCCCGGCTGGATGGAACGGTTGATCGCGTGGGAGGAGCCGCACACGGTATTCGTCACGTTGCGCGGGCTCAAGAAGCGACGCGAGCGCAAGCGGCAGGAGTGGCGCCTACGCCTGCTGTCGGCGTCGGCAACCGCGACAAACGTCCAGGGCGACATCGCCCAAGCCGAGGCGCGGACGCAGGCGACGCGCCTCTACGAGGCCACACAGACGCTCATGCGCGTGGGCGTCTACGTCCGGCTGGAAGGCGCGACGCAGGAGGAGGTTGACGCGCGCGCCGCGCGGCTGCTGACCATGCTCAAGGATGATATGTCCATCGAGCCGGGTTACGCCTGGACGCATCAGACGCCGTTGTGGCGCTCCGTCGCGCTGGGGCGCGACCTGGCGGGCAGCACCTACCGCTGGGACTCCGACACCTGGGGCAACGCCTTGCCGCTCCTGCGCTACTCACCGGGCACGCGGGCGGGTATCCCCTTCGGCACGACGGACACGGCCGGGGGGCTGTTCACGCTCTCGTTGGAGGACAGTAGCCTCTACAACAGGATCATGTGCATTCTGGGGCCGACCGGGCGCGGCAAGAGCACGCTGCTGGGGAAGATCATTCTCTGGATGCTGCTTAGGGGAGACATGGCGACGGTGGTCGACGCCGTGGGCGGCCTGGCGCCGTTGTGCGCGATCGCGGGTGGGCGGATCGTCCGGTTAGGCGGGCCAACGAGCGCGACCCTCAACGTCTGGTCAGGCGCGCGCGCCACGCCCGAGGACGCGGCCGAGCGGGTCAAGTTCGTGACCACGGCGCTCGACCTCCTGCTGGGCGGCGTGAGCGGCGACGAGAAGCCGCTGCTCTATGAGGGTGTCGCGGCCGTCTACGAGGGCTGCGCGGCCGATAGGACGCCGGTTATGGCAGACCTGGCGGCGTGGTTACAGGGCATGGTGGACGCGACGGACCTCTACGCGAGCGGGAAACTCGACCCGGTGGACCGCCGCACCTACCGCACCTTGGGCTGGAAGCTGCGGCCCTACACCGGCACAGGCATGCACGCGCGCCTGGTCGATGGACCGGACTCGCTCGACGTGCTGCACCCGCCGCTGCTGGTGCTCGACACCGAGCCGCTGCACCAGGAGCCGGCCGTGCGCGACTTTGCCGTGTTCACGGCCCTAAGTGTCGTCCAACGCCGGCAGGCCGAGGCGCGGCGTCGGAGCACGCTACAAGGGCGTGGCACGGCTGACCATCTAACGGCGCTGGAAGAAGCGTGGAGCTTGCTGGCTAACGAGGACGCGCGCGGGTTCATCGCACGGACCGGGCGCACCGGGCGCCGTAACGGCTCGATTGTGGCCTTCGTCAGCCAGGAGGTCGCCGACATGACCGAGAACCGCGAGGCGGCCACGTTCTTCACGCAGTCCTCGATCAAGTTCCTGGCGGGCCTGGAGGACAGCGGCCAGCAGAGCGAGACAAACCCGCGCGTGTGGCTGGCACAGAAGCTCAACCTGGCCGAACACGAGGTCAAGACGGCGACATCGATGGTGGGCGTGCCCGGCGCGTACCACCCGATCTTCGTGAGCCGCCGCGACCGCACCAGTCCGCGCGATCTCCATGGCGTCGCGCGGATCGAGCTATCGGAGGAGGAGGCCGTGTTGCTCGAAACGAACCCTGACGACGTGCGCGTGCGTGATGCCTGGGTAGAGAAGAACGGGGGTGATGTCGCGGCGGCGATCTTCGCCTACGCGGACTATAAGCGAGCCGAGGCGCGACGGCAGTATCAGGCCCAAAGGAGCGCGGCTGGATGAACAGACGATACATGATCACGGCCGCCCTGCTCGCGGCCCTGCTCGCGGGGGCGCGCCTCACGACAGCGGAGGCGGTGAGCCCCTTTCCAACGTTCCCACCAGTCACGCACGCCGCGACGGCCACCAGGACCCCGCGGCCGTCGCCCACGACGATCCCCTCCCCCACCAACTCTCCCACACCCACGGCCTCGCCGACGCCGGTCATCGGCAACGGCAGCGTGGGGCCGGGCACGGCGGACAACGGGTGCGCCGGCGGTATCCATATCGTGACCATCTTCGGACAGCCGGTCTGCATGGACACGGGCGGCTTGCTGGGGGCGGTGGGGACGGCCGCGCTCGATGCCTTGAGTCGCGTGTCCATGGCCGCCTACACGGCAGCGGACGCGGCCGTGCTGACGCAGCTCGCCGGCAGCGAGGACCTGACCAATAAGAGCCGCTGGGGGGAGCTGATCGCCATGCAGGACCGGGCGGTGACGTTGGAGAGCGAGGCGTTCGCCGTGGTGCTCGGCTTGGGCATCCTCATGATTATCTGGCCGCTGTTCTTCGGCGACGTGCGCCAGGGCGTCTCGCTGTTCTGGCACGCCGTCTTTGCCGAGGCGGCGGTTAACGCGTTACAACCGCTGCTGCACATCGTGGCGCTCCTGGCGAGCGGCCTGGGAGAGAAGTTGGTGGGACCGGGCCTGGCCGCCGATACGCTGACGGCCGCGCTCCACGGCCTCGTCAATCCAATCGTGTTCACCGTCGGTGGGGTGCTGCTGGTGATCGCGGGGATCGAGCGATCCATCGCGCTCTACGCGCAAGAGTTCCTGTTCGTGGTGGCGCCGCTGATGATCCTGTGCCTGGTGTATCCGGGCACGCGCCGGAACGCGATACAGTGGATGGCCGCCTACGCCAACCTGGCGCTGCTGGGGCCGGCCTTCGGGATCGCCGTCCGCCTGTTCCTGATTACCGTGTCGGCGACGGGCGGCAACACGATCACCGTGATCGGGGGATTCTTCTTTATCGACTTGGTGCCGGCGATCTTGGGCGCGCTGCTCGTGGTCGAGGTCCGGGGTATCGGGCACGCCTTCGCGGACAACGCCGCGAACACCGTCAAGGGCGCCGCCATGGCGGCCTAAAGAGACAGGGAGGGGCCACATGAGTGCACACATAGACGACATTAGCCACGCACAGTTCTGCGCGCGGTGCCACCGTTGGGGACCGGAGGAGGCGACCTTCTGCGGACACTGCGGCGTCCAGTTGCGGCCGATCCCGTTCCCACCTGCGCCACTGGTCGATGCGGCGCATGTGGTCCGCCGCCGGCGGCGGCGACGGTTGGCGGCCCAGCTGTACGGCGGGACAGGCTTGTTCGGCGTGCTGATCGGGGAACGCCTCTTCCATCACCACGAGAGCCGCGACGCGGACACGAGAGGGGGAGGGCGATGATCGTTTTGGACGTGTGGGCGCTCGCGGTATTGGCTGGATGCGTCTGGATCGCGCAGCGCCACGGCGGGCAACGCGGCTGGACCGGAGCGGTTATCGTGGTCGCTGTCGCGGTGGTATCCCTCCTCGGGGAGACCGTGGTAGCGGGGAAGAGCGCGGGGCTGGGCGAGGCGTTGCTGTTGATCGCGCCAGCGCTCGGGAGTGTATTTATCGCGCTGCCCTACCTCACCGTGGCGGCCGCCCTCGTGACGGTCGGGCCACGGATCACGGCCCGTGCGCGCCCACTGGCGGCGCGGCCCTGGCTCTGGTCCATCCTCGGCTGGGTCGTGTGGACGGTCCTCCTGAGCCCGACCATCGGGGGCCAGGTCATACGCTAGACGTCCACAGACACGCCCGTGGGGGGCGTCTACGCAACCCCCACGGGCGTGCTTTTGCGGACCAAAAGGCACGGACAAGATAAGCGGGTTCCCTGACGTGTCAACAGCCGGCCACCAACCGCCAACCCCTACCACGCGACCACCCCCGCCGCTACGCGACGGCCACCAGACGAGAGGATCACCGGCCATGTGGGACGACGACAGGGACGACGCGCTCGATGAGGCACGGGAGCGGGATCAACGAGGAGCGACCGACGCGGGACCGTACTGCGCGGCCCACAATGTCTTTTGGGACGCCAAGGTGGAGCGGCCGCGCAAGGTCATCCAGCACGCGGTCTACTACCTGGAGAATCGAGATCCGCGCAAGGACGGCCCCGTGGAGGACGCGACGCGGGAGCTGTTCACGGCGACGACGGGCGACGTGACACGGGCCGAGGCGCGCACGCTCTTATGGGCCAACCGCAGCGGCAAGGGGAAGCTAATGCACCGACTCGTCATGTCCCCGTCGAAGGGGTTGGGCATCAGGGGACTCGACGACATGCAGGCGTGGGTACGGACCTGCATGGCTGACTACGCCACGCACCTCGACCGCGATATCCAGTGGGTCGCGGCGATCCACTCCAACACGGAACACCCGCACGCGCACATCCTGATCGGGGGCGAGGCGGCCGCGATCTGCAAGGAGGGGGTACGCGTCGGGGTTCGCTTCGGGCCGGGAGACTTCAAGGTGCTGCGCGAGATCGGCGTGAGGCGGGCGGCGTCGTTCCGCGCGGCGGCGCGCGGACGTGACCTGGCCGCGGCACGGGAGCACCAGGCGGCGCGCATGGCCGACCTCGACCGACGGCTGGGGGTGGTGGACCTGCCCCTTCAGACACCGATTGACACGCCACCAACACCACTGCCCGCCCCTGTACCGCCTGCTCCGCAGGCCGCGCGCAAGAGGGGATGGTTCCAACGATGGCGCGCAGGGTAACGACAAAACGACGTAGAAGAAAAGAGAGAGGCGCGAGATGGTCACACGACGACGGATGATCGCGGCGGGTGTGCTAGCCCTTCTGGTCGCGCTCGGGGCGCTGGCCTGGCGCATCGAGGGC